TTACTTCTTATTTTACTTTCATAGGTTATTTATTTTGGTTATGTATATGAAACAAGTGGGTGTTGCCATTTTTCTAAACCACATATCTTACATTTAGTTTTACTTGAAGATTTTTTATCTGATTCAAATTGATGTGAATAAGTGGTACTTGTACTAGTCCCTGTGGTTGCTATTCCTTGTGTATGTTGAGGACAATGACTGCACATACTTGTAGTAGGAGAATAAACTCTTTTGCATTTAGGACATTCCCATCCTTGTGGGATAAAACTTGTTTCAAACATAGGTTATTTGTTTTGGTTATATTTCTTTATGATATGCAGTATTACAGCAAATTCTGTATTTGTCTATCCCACCATGAACATCAGGTGAATACTGTGTAAATGATTTTATACTTGGGTAAATTCCTTGATGCTTACTTGCTATTTTATAAGCATTACTTAATGTTTCAGCTGCAACAGTATGTATTGTACCTGATTCTTCTTCTAAAATTGTAAATAGTTCCATAGGTTATTTGTTTTGGTTATAAGTTTCTAGTGCATCTTTTGCTCTATATCCTGCATCTCCCCAATCTTCTTCTAAATCTTCATTCCAATTAATAATATCTTCAAGTGCATCAACCAATGGCTTTATCTGCTCTTTTTCTTTTTCAAGAAATCCGTTTTTAATATTATATATTAGATTAGCGTGTGCTACATTCATGCCATATACATAACTATTATCATCATCACATGGCAAAATTTTAGATTCTAATATTTGTAATAATTCTTGCATTGCAGTTTTCATATTGTTTCGGGTTTATAGTTATCAATGTCAAAAAAGCCAACTTTTGACTTATGTTCTGGACTTCTCATTCTACGCTTTGCAGGTTCATATCCCTTCTCGTTGCAATAAGTAAGTATCTCTAAGTAAGTCGCATCGATGTTAGTCATCATTATACTAATCGGCTCACTTGCGTAATACTTGTCTATATATTCTTTTGTGCTTTTGGTCATAGTTTTTAATTGTGTAGTCAGTTAAAGCTGCCATTACAAAACCTGTTGCAATTAGCAGAAGGCAGATAGCGTAAATCATTTTGAGTAGATGTCTTGAAGTTGTCCAATAAGGTAACAAGCTACTAAAAATACGGCTAAAAGTTGTGCGGTCTCTTTTTTCATTGTGTTTTGTTTAGTTGGTTAAATTGTGCGTTGGTCAGTCGCACCCCTGCTTATGTTATTTAAAAGTAATAATTTGTCCTTTTTCAGTACCACTACTATAAATAATATTTTGATTATCTTTTACTTCTAATTGCAAAATTTCATTTGCGCATTTTAATCTAAATAGTTTGGAAAATAAATTAGTATTAAATGGAAACTTACACTCTTTAGATTGGACTTCTATTTGTCCATCTAATTTTGTAATAATAAATTCGTAGTTTTTTGAAGTTTTCATTGTGTTTTGTTTTTGTGGTTAATTGATATATCAAATATACAACCTTTACACATTGCACAATCAAATGAGCAAACTTTTTTTTAAAATTGTTATGAGCGGTAAATATCAAGTATAAGCGGTAAATTATAGGAAAGCATACCTACCTGTGCCACGTTTAAGGCTAAAGTTCTGCCAAGCCAAAGCCAAAGCCATTACGGCATCATCGTGGAAGCCTGAAGGTGCGGAATACTTTACTCCCGTTGCCGTGTACATATATTCAAATACTTCAAGTTCCTGGCTTATTATCCCCTCAGGATAGCCAATCTTACCTTGATGTATGGCAGCTTGTAGCCCTTCCATAAGTTGCTGCTTACTTGAACTTGTGAACTTTAAGCCTTGTATCATTACACCTTCACGTTGTAAGTCCTCGAGTATCGGGTCGCCAACCCCCGTAGAATCGACAAGGATAGGGCATTTAGGCAGCCTAAGGATAGTTTGCTTGGTATTATGCCAATCCATTTGAAAGCGGTCAAAATAAGCCACGTTTCCATCTTCGTCTAAGCCTACTATTACAGTCCAATCCACCGACTTAGCAAGGTCAATCCCGTAAGCTACAACTGGCATTGTTGTTACTGGGTGTATGCACTTTCGAATATGTTGGCTACCGAAAGGGTTTGCTGCGTTTTCGGCAGGGTTTGCCATATACTCTTGCTCGAATACAACCTCTGGTAGTTGTCTACGGGCATCGTCTATTTCCTGTGGGTCTATGTAAGGGTTATCGTATGTAGTAAACTTAAAGCTTTGCCAATCGGGTTCTGCTTTGCTAAACAAACTAAAGAAGTAGTTTTTACCTTTAGGGGTGCTAAGGAATATAGCTTTACCCTTGTAGTCAGTTAAGGTAGGTCTTATTGAGTTTAGCCACCCGTCTTCTAAGTTAGGTATAAAGGAAGCCTCGTCTATTACGGCTAAGTGAAACTTTAAACCACGAAGATTGTCTAACCTTTCCCCCGTAAAGAAGCGTATGCTTCCGCCCGTTATGAAAGTAATAACTAAGTCGCTTTCGTTCTTAGAGTATATCTCTAAAGGTAATAGGTCTACTATTTCCTTAAAGAATATTTTGCCTAATTGGTAAGTAGGGGTAATGTAAGCTACACGCTTTTTATTAACCGCAGTTTCTATGCTTATCGTTTGGCTAATCAAGGACTTACCAAACCTTCTACCTGCCATCATTACAATAAACCTCTTATCGCAGTCAAGTACTTGCTTTTGCGCTGGGTGTGGGTTATGTAACTTCAAGCCTACTGTCTGCATTATCTATCGTAAGTTATTTTAATCTCACTTACTTCGTGTTTGTTCTCGGACTTCTCAACCAAGCTATTTAATCGTTGAGTAATGCTTGGATTGTAAACCCCTGCCATACCGCCTTCGATTTGGTCTTGCCTAATTTTTTTCCTAATATGCGAACAGATAGTTAAAAAATCTGCGTAAGCATTATTTGTATTAGCAAAGTAGTGGCTTAAATCTCCTATAATTCCTTTGTCTGCGCAATAGTTTTCAAAGCCTTCTATTGTCAAAGGTCGCTCCCTTAACCTATAAACTTCATCTCCGTCTTTGCCTACAAAGTCGTGTACTTTAATAGGATTGCTTTTGCAGTATTCTGCGTATTCGTTAAAGTATTGCAGCATTAGTTCTGGTGTTTCTATAAGTTTAAACCTACCCATCTATCTTGTTTTTATAGTGTTGGCATATCCTATCCATTACGGAAAGGTAATATGTCTTAAAATCTTTGTAGCCTTCGTTGTCTTGTTCGTATGTTCTATACAAAATTCCCCTTAATCTTTGGCTCGGTGTTTTAAAGGTGTCAGGGTCAGCCTTTAGGTTTTCTATTACGTCTTGCTCTTCTTTACTAAATGGCTCTTCTTTAATTGCTAAGTAACAAAACTGTTGGTTAAGCTGAAACAAACAAGCTGCATCTTTAGGACTAAGTTCTTGGGTTGCTAAGGTTAGCTTGATTGTTTTGTCTTTGCGTGATGCAATGCTTTCTATTTGGCTTGATAGTAATATCATAGTATTCCGTTAATTATGTCGTTGGCTTCGTCTAAAGCATCTTCTTGGTCTAAGTAAGTATCTACGTCTGCTATATGTTTGTTTATTAAAGTTTCTGCCATTGCATAGGTATAATGTCCTATCGTGGTCATATCGTCTCCGTTTTTACCTGTCTTACATACCGCAAGGAAGTAAGCTTTGTGCGTAAGGAGTAGCCATATAGCGTTTAGTTTTCTCATCTACCTTGTCCTCTATAAGCTTTTTCCCTCGGCGTATGCTTATTAAAGGACTTCTTTGCAGACCCTCTTTTCCTTTTGCCAAAGCTAATTTTGTTTTTATTCTCGTTACCCTTTGCCATAATTCTTTGCGTGTATGTCTTTTAAAAACTCTTTATATTGTTTTTTGTCTCCGTATTCTATGTGGCACTTCCTACACAAACCCATTAGGTTATCAATCGTGTCTTTGTCTTTGCTGCCACCCATTCCTCTCGCCTCAATATGATGTATGTCTACCGCTTGTGAGCCACACACTTCGCAAGGAATGAAGTCCGTTTTTTTATACCCCATTCCCTGCAAATATATTTGTGTGTGTTTCTGCATAGTTTCCCCATTAATTTTCTTCGTTGATTAATAATAATTGTTTAAAAAAATTAACTATGCAAATTATTTTCCGTCTATCTCTTTTAACTTATTAATCGCCCATTCAACGCCACTTGTACCACCCCAGCTATCCCACATTAAGCCACCACAACCTTCGCTATAAGGAACGTCTTTATGTTGTTGATGTCTTTTAAACGAAGCCATACGGGCAATTGTATCTCTACTAATTGGCTCACGATTTGCTAATTGTCTTGCTCTTGCTTTGCCTGTTGCTTCTCCACAAGAACCCCAACCATTTTTCTCTGCCCATTCTATTGCCCTCTTTGCGTTGTTAGTTGCACTTTCTGGGTAGTCGGTATAGCTTTCGGCAAACTTGCCACCTGCAAGAATAGCCTTCCAAACTTGCATTGCTTTTTCCTCGGTTTCATAAACGCAACCGCCTGAGCCTATTCTATATTTCCCGTTTGAGCATTTTATTACTGGCATAGTTTACTATAAATATACTTTCTGTCTGAATTTATCTCGTCAAAGTTATACTTCTTTTGGCAGAACTCAAAAAGCTTTTGTCCGCTCTCTTTTCTCATATCTGCATCGCTTACTAAATCTTTAATATGTTTATACCAATCCTTTTGGCTTTTAACATAATGCACGGGCATATCTAAGTAAGGATTGACGTGGCTAACAATAGCAGGGTTCTTTTTAGAAGCCGTTTCTAATACCTTAAGGTTGGACTTCATAGCGTTAAACTTGTTATCTACTAAAGGGATAATTGAAATGTCGCTATCCGTGTAAGAACCCATATATTCCGTAACCTTTGCATAGTTGTATATAGTAGGGTTAAGCTTTAGTCCACAAGTAAAGGCATCTATCATTTTATCCCATATAGGCTTTTCCCCATCATTGTAACCTGCTATTACAGTTCTTATATTCATTCCTTGCAATCTTTTAAACGGCTGCCTTAGTATCTCTAAATCTCTTTCGTGCGTTCCACTTCCGCTCCAGAACAACCTTACTTTGTAATCTTCGGTCTTGTTATCTTCAAACTGTTCTTTCCCGTAAGGTAATGCGTTCGGTAAGATGTGAACGTTCTTATTGTATTTAGCTATCTCACTTGCCAATCTTTCGTGTGTGCAAGTGCAAAGGTCAGCAACTTCTAAATAATCAGTAATTAGTTTACCTATATTATTAAGCTTGTATCTTGAATATAACAAATGGCTTTCGCTCAAATGCCAGTAGTCATCGTTATCTACTACTAACTTAAAGCCGTACTTAGTGCGCCAAGTGTCCATTTGCTTTGCATCTATCTCATTAAGCATTCTATTCATTAACACAATATCCCACCCTTGCTCTAATAGTTCGTCATTAAGTACGTCTGTAATAAGTGCGTACTCTTTTTCCATATTAACAATAGGCATCATAATTCTATGGTAGCCAACTCCACTATTAGCTGAAGTTATACAAAGTATTCGCATCTTATATTCTTTTGGTTATGGTAAATGTCTTGGTATTTATCCCACACGCTTTGCGCCCGTGCCAAGCTTTCGTCTTTCATTCTACGATATTCCGTGCCGTTGCCTACATCGTGTCCTATGTGTTCCGACCTCATATCTGGAAGATAGTAATTAGTAAAGCCTGAAATATTTGCACGTTCTCCGTAATCTGCATCTTGCATTCCGTATGGGTCATACTCGGTATTGTAACCACCTATCGTGTCTATGAGTTCACGAGTAATAAAGTTATCGCCAAATGGTGTATGTACTTTATGAACCCCGTCTACTATTGGCGGTAATGCTTCTACACAATGTATTCCTATTATGCCTGTTTTTTCTATTCTTTGTGCAAACAATACAAACTTTGCTAACCAATTCTCAGGCAGTAATATGTCATTAGCTAATAAACAAACTGCATCGTAATTAGTAGTAAGCCTAAGTCCTGCGTTTACTCCTGCTGCTATGCCTCGTTTTTCTTTTGATAAGTCATAACCTGCAAACGGGTAGTTAAAGGTTTCGTGCGTGTCGCTGCCATTATCTATTAAGAAGCAGTCCGCATTGTAACCGCTATTGTAAAAGTTTTGGTTAATTACACGCTGCGTTAAATCGTGCCTATTAAGAGTAAGTAATAAGATTGCAACTTTCATTATCTTATATTTGAGCCGATTTCTCGTGCAGGAACTCCTGCGTATTTAGTATTTGGTTTTGCATCTCCTTTTACAAAAGCACTTGCACCTATCATACAATTTTCTCCTACGTTTGCAAACTGATGTAGAACTGCGTTAAGTCCTATATTAGCACCATTGTCAATAATTGAATGCCCACCTATTTTTGCTCCGCAGCTTATAGTAACATTGTCTAAAATTGTGCAATCGTGTCCAATGTGTGCGTGTTTCATAATGAAACAATTATTACCAATGAAGGTGTCAATCTCCGTTCCTGCGTCTATTGTTACAAGTCCTGTAATAACATTGTTATCTCCAATGTAAACTTTGCCTTTTTCTTTTTGCCAGAACTTTTTATGCTCGGCTTTGTCGCCTATAATACAATAAGCACCAATGTAGTTGCCATCTCCGATAATTACGTTATCGCCAATGATAGCGGTAGGGTGGATAAAGTTAGCCATTCTTTTTTTTATTTTTAGGTTTAGGTTGCTCTTCGTACCAAGTATACAAGCGTTTAATCATATCGAAGATACAATTACCGCACCATACTGTTAGTATGAAATCTGGGCTCATATACTTGCGATAAATATGCTCGTACATTTTTAATATGTCCAAATCGATGTTACGCACATAACCATTTTGGACTGTATGCCAATTACCAACGTGGTCATCTAAAAATTTGCGGTGTTCTATTTCCATAAGTTCCACATTATTTTTGAAAGTAAAGGTGCTGCAACTCCTGGTATAAATACAAACGCAATTATATCGGTACATATTGTAGGTAGTAAATATAAAGCCAAACCGCTCCAAGCTGCTAAACAACTCGTGCAACTAAAAGGCTTAAAATCTAATTTCCACTTCCTATGGAATTGGTGTATCTCTACAAAGAATATTGCAAAGCATATTGCTGCTATAATTATCATTTGCGTAGTTGTTTTTTAAGTTCTCGTTTAGTTAGTTTTAATTCCCTATGAATTGACATATAAGGAATACCTGTAACCCTGCTTAGTTCTTTAGCATTGCAGTTATGCTTGATTGCGTACACTCTTAAAAGTTCCGCTTTGTACCAGTGCATTTTAGATAACTCATCTTCTACTTTGTTAAGTAAATCTTCGTCTCTATCGTGAACAATCAATTCAACTTCTAAAGGCTTTCGGTATGTCCTATAAAATTGGCTTGTATTACTTTGCATCATATTAATCATAGTCCTTACCAAGTAGAACTTTAATACGTTGCGTGTACGCATATCAATTAAACGCTCTTCTTCCATTTCACATAGCACCTTAAATAATTCGCTTCTTAAATCGTCTCTTAAATCTTCAGGCTGCATTTTGTCTATTGCTTCCTTAAGTTCTCGGCTTTCCCAAAGTTCTAATATGATGCTATTCTTGTTCATATTCTTTTAAGGTTAGTTTGCCGTTCTCTTCGGTTGCTATATAACAAAAACAATTTGATGTTTTTGCCAAGTTTAAGAATGCTATTTGATAGCTACTAAGTTTATCTCCAATGGCTTTTGTTTCGCAATAAACCGCTACTCCTGTTTGTGTGTGAAACCCTACAACATCTGGAACTCCTTTTAAACCTATAAAGGTGCGCCCACGAACTGCTAAGTTATTGTTACGCCATACAAAACACCCGTTTTTATTTAGGGTCTTAATAGCTTCTTTGGTTAATTCGTTTGCGGTCATATTACAAAACTATATTAAATATTTGGATATAAACAAAATTTATTTTTTATATGCTTGGCTAACTATCATTGGGGTTGTATTTTTCCAACTAATAGAATGGTGTATTCTTTTATTATTACTATTCATCATAGATGCTTTAACACTTGAAGGCTGCATTATTACTGAATGAAATGATTTGACATAAGTTCCCGTTAAAGCATATTCATCGGTCATACCACCATTATTTGATTGTGTATCTTTTTGGTCTAATTGTATATTAGTAAAAGTAAAGAATACTTCGCCTCTACTACCTAAAGTAGTATATGTGTTTACATCTTCATTAATAGAACCTACAAATTGGAATGGTCTATCCGTAGAACAAAAAAAGCTATTCATACATTTTCTTTTAAGTTTTATTCCACTAAAGCCGCCTATATGGTCTCCACCTTGCGAAAATGCTATACTTTTTATATTTACCGACTTATAGAAATTAAGCATTATCTCAAATACTTTATCTAAGTTTTTGATAATTTTTGCGCCAGTTTCGTACCTATATCCAAAATAATAATAATCATCATCCATTTGAACAAAGTATTTAATGCCTATTTCTTTAGCTATTTTAAAGGCAGCATTTCTTGCGTGTATAATTACCTTTCTATTATCAAAGTTATTACCCTCGTCTATTTCATCTGCCATAGCTTTTTTATCAAATATTTTTACATATTCAATACCATAGTTTTTTTGATAAGCTTCGATGTGCTTATCTTCATTATCTACTATAAAATATACTTTGCCAGTATAACCGCATTTTCTCAATGTGGTATATGTTTTGACATTGTCTGGCCTTCCGTGTGTTAGTATAAACACTGCAAAATTATTCTCCATACTCTTCTAAATATTGTTTTCTAATTTCATCGCATAGTTTAACATACCCATACTCGATAGCCTTGTCAAAATCTATAATAACAAGTCCACTACGTTCCATAAGTGTCTGCATTTCTTTAGATGAATGAGCATAATAGTCGGCAATCTTTTCATAATTAAATACGCTGTGCCTTCTTGCTGCATCAATTAAAAAAAACTTTTCGTCATTAGATAAGCTTGATTGTTCAATCTCGTTAATAATTCTATGTGTTTTTGACTTATCGCATAGTTCTAAAATATGAGGCTTTACGTTTTTAGGCTCATAAATAGGTGCTTCAATCTTAGAAGAGTATTTTTGCTCATCTTTATTAGGAGCAAACTCTTGACCAAATAAGTTTATTTGTTTCATTTAAAAGTTGTTTTGTTTTGTTTAATTTGTTCCTCAAAAAATAAAGCTACGGCTACGGCTCTTGCTTGGTTCTTTAGCCAACTATCAGTCCATTCGTCTCGGTATTGCTTTGCGCTTATGATGTCCATTTTATTAGCCTTATAGGTAATAATCTCCATAAGTTTCTTTTTAGCAAGTGCGCCATCTTCTTTTGTCCATACCTTAATGCCTGAACTATTAAGCTTTGTAAATACGGATAATGGGTTAAATAACCTATCGAATGTTCTATTCTCTAAAAGCTTATATTCTTGGTAAGAGTAATCAATTATCTCTAAATCGGTTAAGTGTGGGATTGCTTCTACTCGTTCTTGTGGCATCATTTTTCTTACTTCGTTTGCTTTTTTCTTATACCTATCCATTACCTGACTAAAATAAGCAGGACTAAAGTTTTGGTAGTGGTCTATAAAGTCATTGGCTACCATTTGCTTAAACGCTACTTTAACTTCGTTTATTGTAAAGCCACCATACTCGGTTCTTATCCAATCTTCTAAGATTGCTAACTTAACTTCTCCAGGATTGTTAATACCTACAAGCTGCATAAGGTAAACAAGGTTTTGTTTAAATATGGTAGAGTTTAGATTGCGTATCCTCTCCCCCGAAAAGCTTTGCATAATCTCCTTCTCCATAGGTAGTAGAGTGGATATAGTTGTAGTTTCTAAGGTTGTCGAGTTCGTGCTTATTAAGTTTTGGCTTATTGTTTGTAGTTCCTTTTGCATATGTGGTTGAGTTAGTTATCCAATTATTTGCTGATGCTCTCCAATTTTTCATAGGGTTTTTACCTACTTTCCACCCGTTGCTTTCGTAATAGTTAAAAAACTTTTCGGCTTCTATTTTGCCTTGTTCTAATCCAATACGAAAACTAAAATACTCTAAGGCTTGTTCAAAATTACATTTTGCATTTGTATTTTCTGCAAGTTTTTTCTTTACCATTACCTTATCCTTATCCATATCCATTTCCTTATCCATATCC